CTTCTAACTTACTCTTGAAGAGTGGCAAGTTTTGTAAACCTTTCTTTAAATGTTTCACCATGTTCACGGAGAATCCATACACACCCTGCATTAAGAAGGAACTCTTCATCATTACCATATAGATCACGGACTGTATTAAACATATCTAACTCTGAGGCGCAGCCTTCAAGTGCACGTTTAGCTTTGACCTTGCCCATACGAGGAATCCCTTTGATGTTATCAGTAGGGTCTCCCTTAAGGGCTTGTTCATAGAACAGTCTGTACCCTTCTAGTTCTGTTTGAGTACTATGTGTATCTGGTCTCACCCAATTAGGACCACTAATCATCCATGAGAAATGATTACCGGGAATCTGTAGTAGATCCTTATCTAGAGTACAGATGACAGTCTTGTGTTGTCGCTCTTCCCCATTATGGGGAGACCACCAACCTACTTTATCTTGCTCAATACCTAGCATGTCATCTGCTTCTAGACCATCAGGTGAAAGGATTGCATCCATGTGTTCAAATGCATAATCTTTCATAGCCCTTAGATGTATGGGTTTAACTGGATTACGTTGTGCTTTATACTCAGGATAGATATCTTTACGAAAGTTAGTATCACTAGAGATATAGGCTTTGTATGCAGTAGCATCAACCTTTTCTAGGATATTATCTAACAACTCGTTAGCTCTATACTGTGCTATACTGAGTGGATCATTCTCAGCTGAAGCAGCACATCTAAATACAACTAGATCCATATCTATAAGGGCTAACATTAGTAGGGGATATCGTCTTGTAAGTCTGAGATTTCAGGGATAGGTTTAACTTCCTCTGCAAAGACATAAGACTCTAACTCTTTAGCTAATGTAATAATATCACCAGCATTGGGTGGTGTCTTAGCACCTGCTAGTAATGCCTGTACTGCTACTGATAAAGAAGACTGACGAACAATAAGCACTTGACGTGCTGCCCGTTCTTCTTTAGTTTCATAGTTACTACCTGTTACACGAGTAGCACCACCACTAGCCGCAGGTGCGGCAGATTGCTGAGGTGCTGAAGCACCAGCTTCTCCAATACCAGTCCATTGCCAGTAGCCAGCGTCATCCTTTTGAGTAACGATCTCTACTGTATCACCTTTGTTCCATGAACCAGCTGCTTTGAATACACTTGGATTGCTAAATGACATCAACTTCTTAGCACTCACTTTACCGTCGTTACCCTTGTATGTTACCTCTAAGGATTGGTAAGTACGACCATTCTTTGCCGCGTGTGTATTGGGTGTACCAACATCAATAATTTGTATCTGCATATAACTCCTTTTAATTAACCTACATAAATATTATACCACATTTAAAATAATTGTCTACTATTATTTACATTTTATCTCTTCCATAGTACCCCAGTCTTTACCCACCTCACAGGAGACTCTCATCGGTAAATTAAACTCCACTCCAAATAGTTTCTTAAAGTTAAGAGGTACATCATTAAAACAATTATCAACAAGTGTAACTAACTCTAAAGGATCATTCTTACTTGAATCGAAGTCAATGATGATAGAGTCATGTACTGTGTTGATAAGCTTGACATCTTCTTTACCCTTAAGCCTATTGCTTAAAGATACACGGGCTATAGCCATGAGATCAGCACCTAGTCCTTGTACAGGGTAATTAAGAATCTTAGTACGAGGCCAGTTCTCCCGTCCATATTTAATCTCAGGTTCGTAGTTGTATACTCTACCTGTAGGCATTACTAATTTCCTAGCTCGTTTAGCATCATTAACAATCTTAGTATGCCAAGCCCCAAGTCCGGAGTACTTACTATAGAACTTATCAATGATGTCTTGCCAGAACTCTTCGTTACCAATATCTCTAAAGTTAGGATCATTTGCATAAGAGTATGCAGACCCACCGTAGATCAAACGGAATACGAATGTCTTAGCAATAAGACGAGAAGGTAGACCGAAGCGAGCTTGGTTATCTGCGTGTTGATCTACCTCTGCCCATATCTCATCCAAGGCTACCTTATCCTGAGATAGATAGGTAGCACCAACCCACTCTAACTGTTTCGCATCAGCCTGTAATAGCATCTAGTCTCCTACTTGTGATGTATATTTAGATACTTCTTCATAGATATCTTGAGTAGAATAGTCCTTTGATTTCTCCATCAAAGTTTTGCAGATTTGGTCTGCTACTTGAGAGTCGCCCTGTTCTTGATTATAATTATTATCCATGTTCTGCTAGTACTCCTTTTGCAAAAGTTATTAATTGTTCTATACTGGCCTGTCTTTTCATTTCATTAGCTTGTCTAGATATGATTTGAATATTATCTTTTGTGTATCCTCTAGTGCTATCTATCCTATCTATAGAAGCATTAGTTAATAATATACCTTTACCCCATCCTTTTGTTAAAGGGATACCTAAATACTTACAGGTTTCTGGTATAACTATATCACTAATTTCTAAATCAAATTCAAGCCCCACTCTTTTACTTCTATTCTTAGCTAGGTTATGTAATACCCACTCATAATTCCTTTCTGTCCATTCAGCTTTTCTAGCATTAACTTTCTCTTTATTTCTTGCTACATAGGCTTGTTGGTTTTTCTTCTTTCTTTCCTTTTTCTCTGGTGTATCTATCTTCCATTTATCTTTATTGAGATTATAATACTCTTTATTAGTCACACTGTTCCTTAACTTGTAGATTAAAATAATAGTATATCATTATTTAATTACTTTGTCAAGTACCTAGAATAAAATAAACCCTTAATTTCACCATCAAAATTCTGAAGGTTTGGACGAGAAGATGAGAGGCGCCCAGTACGAGCTATACATTGGTTGAGTTGTCCATGTATATGATGTTCCTTCCATTTCATTGTTTCACTAAGTTTAAGTAGACCACGATAGTATGTTGATACTCGCTTTTCTAACTCTGCTCTAGTAAGTAATAGTTCAATCACCTCCTTAGATTTACGAGAGCTATTGAGATTTCGTAAGGTTTGTTCATCAGTAGACCAGTATCCTTCCTTAGCTAGTTCACTACCCTTAAGGGGCTTAACTAATCTAGGTAGTTCTAACTGATAGTCAATCCATTTTTCTTTTACTTCACCAGCTCTTGCACCCGTCTTGAAAAATCCAATAACTTCCCGACGACGTAAGTTAAGAGCACCACCATAGAGTAAACAACTAAGGTGGTCATTACTATTAGGATTAAAGCTATCACAACTATGATATTGGTACAGAATTTTATCGAGTTCTTTAATACGTTCTTCAAGTTCACATGCTAACTCCTCCGATTTAACTGAGTCATAGAGTAGACCATTGTATTCCATTTCTTCTAGTACTAGTAAGTCTTGATTGTGTAATGACACTAATCGTTTAAGCTCTGGTCTAGACTCTAGTTCTTCTACTTGTTTAAGATAGACTTGCTCTGTTAAAGTCAAGTCACCAGATAGATACTCCTCAAGAATCTCTCTAGGAATACCTGGTGTGTCAATACCAAGATCCCAATATTGACTAGCAACAACGTCAAGCTTAGTACCCAAACCGTAGTGAGCAGCCACCCCGTTAAGGGATGGGTAAGAATCTCTTTGCCCACTAAGGATAAAATGCACCAACTGACAATCCCAAATACGACAGTTAGAAAAACTAATTCCATATTTCCTTATCCAATGAAGATCAAATTTAATATTAAAACCTATTAGAGTTGAACAACTATTGATCCGTTCTTGGATCTCAGCTACATTGTCAGGTCTATCTGAATAGTCTATGTCATACAAATGTATGTTACTATCTTTAAGTCCTACATAACACAGCCTGTTACTCTCATCAAAGGGATTACCCTTATTAGACGTAGTGGTTTCTGTATCCATTACTAAGTGTTTACTCATCCACAGCAATCTCCTTGTGCAGCTTCATGTTCATTAATTACCTTGTATAACTCTTCTGCAAATTCAAAGTTATACTCTGAAGCTAGACCAGCTAATCGTTTTAATTCAAAAAATACCTCTGCGTATGTCATGTCTTCTCCTATCCAATATCTTCGTAACGTGCTACTTCCGGACGTATTAATACTTGTCCACTACCATGACGTAAATCAGGGAGAGTATCTTTATCTCCTAGAAGTTTGTTCTTACAAATACTAAAATACCTTGAGCGGCTTGTGTTGTCTGAGTCTTTACCTATCCCAAGAATCCAATCAGCTTCTGCTGCCTTACCTGTTTTACTTCCATCAATCATATCCATACTTAACCATAGTTTTCCCTCCGCTTCACCTGATGCTTGGCTTACGCCAATCACAGGAGCGTACTGCTTGGAGATCTCACGAGCCCATTGGTATCCTGCGGCTAACTCTAGATCTTTACGTTCAGCTTTAAAACCTTTAACCTTATCTAACTGGTCAAAGATAATGAGGGCAGGGTTATGTTCTTTAATAATCTGTTCGATTCGACTCGCCCTGTTAGCATCATCATCATAGAAGATTTTAATTCTGTTACCTATCTTAGTATCGTAAAGAGCTTGGTGCCTATCAATATCATCCCATAAGGTTTGGGTGTCTACACCTAGTGCTGCTTGAAATGTACGGATACCTACCTTGTTACCTTGTTCTTCATTACAGAACCATAAGATATCACCTTCTGTTTGAGTAGCCATGTGTGAGACTTCACTGGCAAGGAAGGTAGTTTTACCTGTCTCAGGTCTAGCAAATAAGAAACCGAAGTCACCTTTACGTAGTGAACCTAGTGATTGATTAAGGAACTTTAATCTCCAACGTAGTCCGGGTGTATCTACTTGTGTATCATACAGTTCTTTGAGTGCCATCTGTACTGGAGTAGACTTAGATACTTCAATCTCTTGGTGTTCAAACTTAGAAAACAAATCAAGCAGGTCAGCTACTGCTGCCCTACCATCCTCAACATCAAGAGCAATCTTAGCAACGTCACCCGCAAGGCTACGCCTTCGGTGTTCCTCAAGGAGCTCAATGATTAACTCTTTGTTAGATACATCTTCAGAGAAGATATTATCTAGAAGAGTCTCTAGTTCTTTTCTTTCAGAGTCTTTTAATAAGTAATTACTATTATAATATATAATAAGATCTTCTTTATTAATATTATTATTATTATATTTATTATAATATAGATTAATAATATTAAATATTTTATATATATTAGAATAGTTAGATTTAATAAAAGATATATTAACATACTTATAATACTTTGTAAAGAGTTCTTTCTCTTCACAGAACAATTTAATTATCTTATTTTCAACCATCCACTGAGTTCCTCCTTAGAATATTCTTTAGGGTCAAGAGGTGACACTACAATACTAGCATTAAAACCCCTCTGTTTCAAATTCCTTGCCACCTTCAAGGCTTCAACAGCCTTATCTCTATCCAACCACACGACCACAGATTTAAAACGTCCTGAAAGACGTTGAATCCAGTCATTAGATAGAGAGCACCCAAGCAAAGGCAGAGCGCACCATTCAGGTGAAAGTCTTGATAACTTAATTGCTGAGACTATATCCTCTACACATACTAGTCTATCAGCATACCCATAAAATGTCAAGGGCTTAGTGCCCTTAGAAAGATACTTAGTTTTTTGATTGCCAAAGCATCGTGCTTGCCAGTACTCAGGTGCCCTTATTAACACTAGTAATTGTTGTTCATCATTCCAACCTACTCCGTAGTCTTCAATCTCTTTGAATGTTAATCCATAAGAGAGTAGCCAACGCAGTGGGTCAGGTGGGATATCAGGTGTAGTATCAATTGTGTAAGGATCTTCTGCTATCTTCTGTGAACTTCGTTGATTATACCGTGTACGTACTGATCCGATATCATCTTTAACCTTGTGATACTTACATCCAAAGCACCAGAAGTGGTCATCATATTCACCACAGTTATCCCGCGAGCCACACTTTGGGCATGCTATGTGGCGAATAAATACACTCATTGTCTATCCTTTATTAGCGTAATAACTGTATGCACATGAGGATTTTCAGAAGCCAATCTTCTCTCAATCGCACTCTCAACATAAGCCTCAAGTTCGGCTGTGTTTGGTGGGGTGGATAGGGCAAATTCAACTAAATCTGAATCGTAATAATAATAGCTGGCATTGCCACTTCTACCAGACTCTTGAGTATAGGTACATGTTTCCAAAGCATCACGTAATCTAGCCACACTCGCTTGCGACTGTAATAGTTTTTGTTGTAGGTCTTGCACCACTTGTAAATATGATTGTCGAACACTTAATAAGTTTTCATGCTGTTGTTTCCATTCATT